TACTGAGCAACAGCAACGCGCAGAGAATCGCGCATTTCTTCAATATCAACACGTTGTTCCTCCTGTGTAACGTTAAGATCCATAGGGATCTCACGACGTACATAGTCGCGTGAGACGAGTTTGTCTGAACGCATTTGTAGCAAAGCGATGATGGCACGGTTAGGGTCCATACCAGACATAATGCCGTAACGGACATCTACGCCATACTCACCCTTGATATCACGTGATGGGATGTACTTGAGTACATAAGGTGTTCCATCGTCGGTTCCCTTGATTGTCTTAGGGATTCCGCCAAATACTTTCTCATCTACTTCAAAGCAGACAGAGATAAGTTCTTGGAACATACGAGCAAACTGTGCTTGTGCTGCCTTGATCTGTGTATCAAAGCCTGCCTGTAGAGCTTGTACTCCACGACCTGTAACAACAGATGCGTCAATGTTACCTGAGCGAGACTCTGGGTAACGAGCACCAAGGCGTAGTTCACGCTCTAATACACCGGACTCAGTAAAGACTCCAGGTGGTAATTCTAGTGGTACACGACGGATTCCTTGCGGATTAGCAGAACGCATAATCGCATCTGGTCCAAGAGCAAGTTCTTGCACATCCTGTGGGATAGCAATAGGTGCTTGGATAGACTTCTCAGCGGCTTGGATTTGCAATACTGCAAAGCGAGCACGAGCGAGTTGGACTGAGAGTACATCATCAAACTGACCGCGTGCTTCTCCATCAAGGGAGGAACGCATAATGACAGATGCCATTGGCTTGCCTAGTATGTTAGGCGTACTAGATAGAACTAGGTTCTTACGCTCTGGTAGATATAGCAGGTCTTGATCTTTATCGTGGTACTTGACCATTGAGATATAAGGCGAAGACAACTGGTACTGATTGCGACCTAGGATCTGATCGTAGAACTCTGGGTACTGTGCGGCTAATGTCTCTGCATCGGTAACAATAACTTGGGTAACTGATAAGACTCGACCATAACGATCTAGTTCTGGGTAGGTACCAAATGGGTTAAGCATACGGACACGAGGATTGTTATCGTCATAATCCATCTCAACCATACCGATACCTAGACCGTAGGTATTATACCAATCGGCTGCGGTGTACATCTGGAGTTGAAGGTCAGAGTTTGTGACGTAAAAGTTAGCGATACGGGTGCGAGTATCTGCAGATTTACGTGCTGTATCGGAGACCATATTGGTTGCTGAACAGTTAAAGGATGGTAGTGGAGCCATAGCTTCTGCTAGGTCACGTGCTGCTACGTCAATGAAGTTGGCAACGAGAGGCTTTGGATAGTCCTCTGAAAACATAGCAGGGTATACCTTGGAGATATCTCCCTGACGTACCGAAAGCACATCGCGCATACGCTGGTCGCGTGCTGCTGACCGTGAGCGTAGTCGCGCTACTTTCGCGTCAACTTCTTTGACTGATAACAATGTTATCTCCTAAATGATTCTCATTTTATTTTGTTCAGCGAAGGCTTCTTCTAAGTTAATCACTGTTCGCTTGCCCATCTCTTGGCGAGATAGGAATGGGTTTTTCATATGGTGGGTGGCATACTTGCCATAGTTGAGCATCTCACGTGCGCGGATCTCACAGAACCACAAGGCCATCACCATATCGGTCTTACCCTTAGTCGTTGGAGTCCAGGTAATTAACTGCTCTATCAGAGCCTTGACGTTCTCGGTCTGATCTGATGGTAGATGTATTAAGTTATCTCGATGGTGCTTACCATCAAACTGCTTAGTACCAAAGAGGGTAGACATAGAGGCCACACCGAAGCCGGCATCCCACTTATTAGAACCAGTGTGGTGTTCCTTGAACTGGACTCCGCGAGAAGCCAAGTGCATACGGATACCTTCGTCCTGCGTTAGGAAGGATTGGAAGGCGTTTTTTTCGACGATCCACTCTGAGGGGGCGTAGAGGGATGTCCAATCAAAAATAAGATTACGGATATCGGCTGGAGACGGACGGCTAATCTTGATAGCATCTACTATGTACCTCTTGCTCGTTGATCGGTCAATGGCGTAGCAGATAGCTGCAGTATCGCCAATCATTGCAGGGTCAAGTCCACAGATATAAGTAAAGCCGTTTAAGTCTCTAGGATGTCCTGGGTGACCGGCAACTAGGTTGCCTGCCTTACGCATACCGTCAATAGATCCCTTAACACATACAGGATCAAAGGCGGCGTTTTCAGAAACGTCCTGCTGTTGATATACCAAAGCCCAGGTGCTTGCATCCATCGCTTGGCGTTCGTTGTAAAGGTTACGTCCAGACCAGCGAGGGTATAGGCCGTCCTCGTTCTTATCAGATTCTAACTGTCCATCAAATGGGGCATCGGATGCTGGCCATAAAGTTTCCCACTTGTCAGGGTCTTCATCTGCTGTGAGCAGGGCCGGCATCGCTAGATACTTCCAAGGAACTTGGCCACCAGGGTAGCGGTCCTCTGAGCGTAGCTCGCGGTATAGATCCACAGATGCCACACGAGTTCCGATAATAATCAGTTTACCCGTAGGGTTAAGACGGGATCTAACATCCTGGGTTAACCAGCGGATCTGCTTCTCAAACTCATTGGCGTTCTTTAAGGTCACCGCGTCGTCTACAATAATCATATCGGCACGCTTACCGTAGATCTGACCACCGATACCAACGGCTTCGATGTTTGGGTCCTTTTCAGATGACTCACGGAGTTCATCACCGAAGGTGACACGGGTTGCCTGCCAGGAGGCAGACTTAGAGTTAAACCCTACGCCAGCAGCATACGCAGTCTGTAGATCTTGATACATTGGATGCGTCAGACGTTGCTTGATGGCGTAGAGAAAGTCGGCAGCTAACTGCTGCGTTTGGGAGACTATCAGTACTCGAAAGTTAGGATTCCTACATACCTGCCACGTTACATAGTCTACGGTGATCGTAATAGACTTGGCGTGGTTGGGCGGGATATTTATCAGAACGCGGTTGGCCGCAAGTCCTGGTTCAAATTTCATACTGGGGTGTAGCCACCCAGGTTCTCTACCTTCAATCACATCTACGATGTTCTGCTGATGAGGGAAGGTCTTGCTATGAAGAAATCTTTGGCGGAACTCTGCGAAGGTTAGGTCGTGGACATCGCCGGAGGCAAACTGCTTATCCTTCAACCCAAGGCGGGTTCGATCTACCTTATCCGCAAAGACCTTATCTGTGCGACGGTAATACTCATAAGTCTTGATGGACTTGCCAGCAGAGGCAGTAGCTGCCTCAATGGTCATACCTTCTGCGACAGCGCTAAGGATAACTCTCTTTGCTATGTCAGCCGAGTTGTCAGCCATTAAACTCCTAATACCGGACGGGCCGGAATTGATTTTATTATCGGGCTGAGGAATTTATCGGATCTAATATTTAGATAGTCCTCACCCGACTAAATAGCGCCGCTAGCCTGCACTGGTCGGGCTTAGCGCCCGAAGGAGCCACAGCGAACTGAGGGGTAAGTCAGTACTCGGCCTAGGGGCCTCGCAAGAGGCGTTGGCACGGGTCGCAAAGGTCTTCCCCGCTTTGCTCCCCTACTGTATATAAGGCAGGAAATTTAACACATTTCCCGTTTTATTTCTGTGACGTTAGTCACACACGGTAAAAGTCCTGTTCAGAGCCACTTTCAGATTCACTTTAGCAAATATTTTTTGTTGGGGACTATATATACCGGCGCCGCAAAATTCAGCAACGGGGGGTGCCGTCTTTCTGCCCTGCCTCATTCTGAGGTAGAGGGTTAGACACTCTGCGCGGTATTGTCTGGCCGTGTTATTGGTAGAAACGGTAGGGCGTGCTCAACTATCGGCGGTGCGTGACCCCTAACTATCTGGCCTCTCGCAGCTCTGGCAGCTCTAACCCGTGCAGCTATCGGCAGCTATCGGCAGCGATCACCCTCACCGACTAGCTCTAACACGGTGGACATAATCGGCCTAGATGTCCAATATATAAGTGACCAGTCACACAATAAATATGACCGTCTAAGTGTTGCACTAGCTGCCCTATACGGTATAGTGAGGCATAGCAAGATCGAACAACTACCGAAAGGCTAAAAATATGAATGAGCTAGAGCTCGCATATCTCGCAGAATGGGGCTATGGAATAGATAGCCCGCGCAGCGTTTACAAGGTGCCTGCAACATTC